ATATAATGTTAGAGCATATGCTTTAGAGCAAGAGTATGAAGTTTCATCTGATTGGTATAAGGGACGAAGAACTATAGATCAACATTTTGTCCCAGGAACAAAAAGAGAAATTGAAAATATAATGGGACACAAAATTAAAGAATGGGAATCACATCCAATGTGTGGTAAATTTCAATTTTGTACACCACAAGATTCTCTTGTATATCATTGGGATGGACAAACCTGGGCAGGAATGGTATACTTAACTCCAAATGCTCCATATCAATGTGGTAATTCTTTTTATGCTCATAAAAGTGGAGTAAGGCATGAGTCTGATCCTAATTCAGATCAAGCATTTAATGGTGGATTTTATGACAAAACTAAATTTAAATTAGTGGATGTTGTTGGGAATATTTTTAATAGATTAGTTATTTTTGATGCAAAATCTATACATGCAGCTTCTGAATATTTTGGTACAACAATAGAAGATTCAAGACTATTCCATATTTTCTTTTTTGATTGATATGATTAATTACAAGTATAGCATTATTACACCTGAACATAAGAAAGAAAATATTTCATTCTTATTGGAATTGTTTGAGACCATTAGAGATCAAACATATTCTAATTGGGAGTGGATTATTTATTTGAATGGAGATTGTAAAATCATAGATATTCCTCAAGTTATTAAAGATCATCCACAAGTAAAGTTACATACTGGGATTACTAATCCTAATGTTGGTTTTATTAAAAACAAAGCTTTCTTTTTAGGTAAAGGTGATGTCCTTGTTGAGGTTGATCATGATGATCTTCTTACTCTAGATTGTCTTGAGGAATTGAATATTGCATTTCAGGATCAGGAAGTAGGTTTTGTTTACAGTGAAGATTTACTTTATGATATGAGAGGGGATGAATATAAAATTCCATGGAATCCTGCTAATGGATGGACTCATAAGTGGGTAGAGTTTAGAGGAGAACAATTCATGAAGATTGATAGTTTTCCTGCTACTAGTCATAGTGTTGGAATTATTTGGTATGCTCCTGATCATGTTAGAGCATGGAGAAGAAGTGTTTATCATGAATTAGGTGGACACAATCCAGACCTAAGTATTTGTGATGATCATGAACTTATGATTAGAACCTATCTTCATACAAAGTTTAAATTTATTGATAAGATTCTTTATTATTATAGATGGCTTCCTGGTAATAATAATACTCAAACTCAAAGAATTGATGATATTCAAATTAAAACATTTGATTTATTTCATCTATATGGACAAGCTCTTGCAGAAAAAGATGCAGACATTAATGGTCTGATGAAAGTTGATCTTGGTGGAGGATTATTTCCAAGACCAGGATATGTCACTCTTGATCAAGAAGATGGCAATATAATTTGTGATCTTAATGATGGAATTCCACTTCCAGATAATAGTGTTGGAGTTATTAATGCCAGTCATGTTCTTGAACATCTTAAGGATCCAATCAAATCAATGAGTGAAATTCATAGAGTTCTTTGTGATGGTGGATGGGCATTTATTGAAGTTCCTTCTACTGATGGTAGGGGAGCATGGCAAGATCCAACTCATGTTAGTTTTTGGAATCAAAATAGTTTTTGGTATTATACTAGAGCAGAAAAAGCACAATTCATCAGGAATACTACAATTAGATTTCAAGAATTTAGATTGGAAACTAATTGGTGGGAAGATAATATTGCAGTAACAACTGCTTGGTTATGTGCTATAAAATCAGATAAACGTAGACCACACCCAGTAAGAATTTAAAATTATGAATTTTACAGTTTACTCAAAAAGGCTTTGTCCTTATTGTGATAAAATCAAACAAATTTTAGAACACCTATCATTAGAGAAAGGGTTTTCAGTAGTCATTTATGATTTAGATACACATTTTAGTAAAGATGAGTTTTATGCTGAATTTGGAGAAGGTTCAACTTTTCCTCAGGTAATTTACAACCAAGAACATCTTGGAGGATGTTCTGATACTGTTAAATATCTAAGTCAAAACTCTTTTATTTAATGTTATCTATAAATAATATGGATACCCCTGAAATCAACAAGGGAGTTGAGATTATTTTAAGAGGAAGAAAACTAAAACCCAAAACATTTTCTTTTAATTTTGAAAAATTAGTTTTCTTTCTCAAAAATGAAGTAACCATTTCCTTTAATTTTTCCTTTAATATTAGGAAACCTCAACACTAAGGAGCAGTAAAATGTTAGCAGTTACTTTAGTTTTTTCTGTAATGTTTTTTATTATGTCCCTGGTGGTTGGGGGATTGGTTGGTTGGATTTATAGGGAATACATATGGTCTAAACAAACTGATAGGTTGCACCCTGAAATGTATGATGAAAATGGGAATATTATTCCTGATGAAATAATAGCCTTTAGATTTGAAGGAGATCTAGAGCAAGAAGAGTCTGAAGATTAATTACACGGAGATGAATTTATGAAATTACCACCAAATCAACTGGTGTCTGAAGTTATTCAAAGAGTTTCTAATGCTAAAACTAGAGACGAAAAGATAGAAATTTTAAGATATTATGATACTCCTGCTTTAAGAGCAGTTCTTATTTGGAATTTTGATGAAAATGTGCAGTCAGATTTACCTGAGGGAGAAGTACCATACACTCCAAATGATGCTCCTATTGGAACCGAGCATACTCAACTTCTTCAAGAGTGGAGAAAGTTTAATCATTTTGTACGTGGTGTTACTAACACTACAAAAATAAGAAAGGAGTTGATGTTTATTCAACTGTTAGAAGCATTGCATTCTTCTGAAGCAGAATTAATTTGTCTTATGAAGGATAAGCAAATACAAAAAAGGTATAAAATTACTAAAGCAGTGGTGCAAGATGCATTTCCTGAGATAGTATTTTCTACATAACTTAGATGAGGGGTTGATACCCCTCTTTTTTTGTGCTATAATCAAGAAGAAACATAATCAAAATCTATGAATAGAGACAAACTCAAACTCATAATTAAAAACCTTGAACTTTTGACTGAGACACTTAAGGCAGAAGTATATTCTGATCCAGGAGCATATGATTATACCAATTCAGCATCACGTATAGGTGATGTTGATGATTATGATGAGGTCTTTGAGGATGATGATTAATGAGATATAAAGAAACTATTCGTCTGGTAAAAGAAGCACTGGATAATCCAAGTCTTTATAGTGAAGAAGAGATTATCTATATGAAAAAAGCACTTGATACTGCAATGCTTTCACTTGCTCGCAAAAAATATAACAAAAAGAAAAAAGGATTTGGTAATTATGAAAACCCCGACAGTTAAACTGATTCGAGTTACACCAGAGGCAGAGCAACATATTGCTTATTGTGCAAGAGTGAGCAATCCAAAAAATCAAAGCAATCAGGGTTTTGAGGGTCTGATAAAGTATTGCATCAAAAATCAACACTGGAGTATTTTTGAACATGCATTTCTAACTTTGGAAATCAATACTTCACTTGCAATTGCAACACAAATTCTTCGTCATCGTAGTTTTACCTTTCAGCAGTTCTCACAGAGATATGCAGACAGCACAGAACTACAATTAGAACTTCCAATTCCAGAATTGAGAAGGCAAGATACTAAAAATCGTCAGAATTCAATTGATGATTTACCTGCAGATGTAAGTATTTCTTTTCATACTCAAATAGAAGATCATTTCAAAAAAGCAATTGAAATCTATCAGGGAATGTTGGATGCTGGTGTTGCAAAGGAATGTGCCAGATTTGTACTTCCACAGGCAACTCAGACACGTCTTTATATGAGTGGGAGTGTGAGGTCCTGGATACATTACATAGACCTTCGTAGTGCTCATGGAACTCAATTAGAGCACAAGGAAATCGCAGAGAAATGTAAGTGTATTTTTGTGGATGAATTTCCTACAATTGCATCAGCACTTGATTGGGTTTGTAAAGAACCACCTTCATTATTATTCTAAATATTTCTGTATATTATTATAACAAATGCCTACCTATCCCGTTAAGAATAAAGAAACTGGTGACACAAAAGAACTTTCAATGACAATGCCTGAATATGTAAAGTGGAAAGAAGAAAACCCAAATTGGGATAAAGATTGGAGTCAAGGTTGTGCTGGGGTTGGTGAAGTTGGTGAATGGAAAGATAAACTTGTTCGTAAAAACCCTGGATGGAATGATGTTTTGGAAAGAGCATCAAAATCTCCTGGATCTAGAGTGAAAAAAATCTAATGGCAAGAAAAAGACGCAATCAAGACCAACCAATTGGTATTGGCATGACATCTAAACAAATGAAAAGAAAAAAACCACTTAATTCAGATAGACTGGTAGACATAAAACCAGTTACTGAAAATCAAACTAAACTTTTTGATTCATACAACAGACAAAAACATTTATTTGTTTATGGTTGTGCTGGGACAGGTAAAACATTTTGTTCTTTATATCTTGCATTGAAGGATGTATTGAATGAAATCACTCCTTATGATAGAGTTGTAATTGTAAGATCTCTTGTTGCAACCAGGGAGATTGGATTCCTTCCTGGTGATCATGAAGACAAATCAAGTCTTTATCAAATACCATATAAAAATATGGTAAAGTATATGTTTGAGATGACTAGTGATGCAGAGTTTGAAATGCTTTATGGTAATTTAAAACAACAAGAAAGTATTAAATTTTGGAGCACATCTTTTATTAGAGGAACTACATTAGATAATTGCATTATTCTTGTAGATGAATGTCAAAACTTGAATTTTCATGAACTTGATAGTATAATTACTAGAGTTGGTGAAGATAGTAAAATCATCTTTTGTGGTGATGCAACTCAGTCTGATTTGACTCGTAACAATGAAAGAAGTGGAGTTATTGATTTTATGAAAATTATTCAAAGAATGCCAGAATTTGAATCAGTTGAATTTGATGTAAATGACATTGTTCGTTCTGGACTTGTTAAATCTTATATTGTAAATAAACTTGCTGCAGGATTTTAATGTTTAGTCATATTGATGTTAGTCTCCCTCAACTTCAGAGGGAGACTGTTGATGGAGTAAGATACTATAAAGTCCCAGAAGGAAATGATCTCATAAAATTAGTTTCCATAACATCAGTTACTAGTCATCATAATAAACATATTTTTGAAAATTGGAGAAAAAAAGTAGGAGAGGAAGAAGCAAATAGAATTAATAAGCAAGCAACCAGTAGAGGCACAGAAATGCACAGTTTGGTTGAAAATTATTTAGCCAATATTACAGAACTTCCTGAGTCTTCATTAATTGCAAAACATTTATTTAAAATTATTACTCCAGAGTTGAATAAAATAAATAATATTCATGCTCTTGAGTCCTCACTCTACAGTAAACAATTAGGAGTTGCTGGAACTGTAGATTGTATTGCAGAATATAATGGTGAGTTGTCCGTTATAGATTTCAAAACATCAAAGAAAGAAAAACCTAGAGAGTGGATTGAGCATTACTTTGTCCAAGCAGCAGCTTATGCTTGTATGTTCTATGAGCTGACTGACATTCCTGTTAAAAAACTTGTCATTCTTATGGCATGTGAAGATGGTGATTGTGTTGTTTATGAAGAATATGATAAAATGAAATACATTAAATTATTATCACACTACATTAAGAATTTTATAGAGTTTAAACTTAAAGAATATGGAAAGTAAATTAAAATCAGCATTAGAATCAAAGTTTCTGTGTCAGGTAAAGTTCTCTCAGATCATAGAAGAACTTGTAAAGATTAATAAGGATATGAATTATATTGATGC